ACGCACCCCCCACCCCCCCGCATTCGCGCACCCACTCACGATTGCTATACACTGTGATCATCACCCACAATCCCCACAGAAAGAATATTAATGACTTGCTCTACCTCCTTATCGGTCATATAATTACTAATCAAAAAATTTGAGGAGGGTGCTATGGGTTATATTCAGAATCCACATTCGGTGGTCCCAATGTCAATTAATTTACCGAAATCAGAATATGCAAAGGCTGGTGCAATCTTAAAAGAACTCCGCGAGAAGGCCGGTCTCTCTACTCCGGAGCTTGCGGATCTCGTTTCCGAAGGTGCCTACCACGATATTTTGAAATACGAGCAAGGTTTTCAAAAAATTCCGTATACACAATTAAATGTTTGGGCACCGGCCTTGAACGTAAGCCCCGGATATCTCGCTCGTCGCTTGGTCAAGCACTACGATCCAGAGCTTTACGACATCCTTTATGACAGTGGCGCGATCCTTGATGTCGATCAGTCGGACGGCAGCACGGTGAAGTTGTCGCTCGTAGACAAGTAGAATTGAAAAAGGTACGCGACCGTGTTCGGAAATGTGATGTCTGCGGCGAGGAAGTGTACCTCGATGAATACGGCTGGGTCATCCTCGCGTCTGGCCAGCTTGTGCATAGACCAAGCTGGGGCGGAATGGGGAAGAACTGCCACGAAATTTTACTTAAAAGGGCGAAGGCCGAAAAGGAGGATGACGGCTTTCTCGACTGGTTATGAGATATGCTTTTCTTACAATACTTTTCCTTTTGGTTTCTGCCTCTGCGTGCGCTCAAACGCCGGAAGAAAAAGGACGGGTTCCGGAAGGAACGGTCGCGGTAGATTCAGAAGTACAGGTTATGTTCAGTCGGCGCACTGTCATTTGCCTACCGCTAAAACAGATCGATCAGATTATGAAGAAGGAACACGGCGAGTTCCGTGCCTTCGCGGCAGAGACGAATGAAAACGGAGCGGACGGGTTCACGCTTTTCCTCGGAGATGATAGCTGGACAGCAGTCGAGCTTATCGGTGGAAAGGGATGCATCATCCAATCTGGTGGATTTTGGGCGGGTGCCCTCAAATTACCGGGTAATTCTTTGTGACCCCCCTTGGAAGTTTAAGGTCTTCTCCAAGAAGGGCTTGGGGAAAAGCGCCGAGCGCCACTACGCCACAATGGAATATGCAGCGATTGCAGAACTTATGGCTGGCGTTGAGGTTGCGGATGATTGCGCTCTCTTTCTATGGGTGACAGATCCAATGCTCGAACGTGGGTTAGATCTCATTAAAGACATGGGGTTCACCTACAAAACGGTTGCCTTCACTTGGGTGAAAGAAACGAAACACGGCAAGGAGCATATGGGTACGGGGTACTACACCCGCGCAAATCCCGAAATGTGTCTCCTCGCAACCAAGGGAAAGCCCCCAACAAGGAAATCAAAATCAGTCCGTCAGCTATTGGTCTCAAAGGTACGAGAGCACTCACGCAAACCGGACGAAGTCTACGAGCGGATAGAGGAACTGTTTGATGGTCCCTATCTGGAAATATTCGCACGCCAACGTCGAGACGGATGGTTTGCAATTGGCAATGAGGTGGATCGTTTTGGAAGACAATAAAATTGTGCAGATCAATGGCGAGAAGTTTAATTCTTCCGTAGACGATGAGACTGAAGCGGGAGATCTATTACCCGATGAAGTCCTTAAACAGGCCGGGGAAGTGGAATGGGATCACTGCCTTGTGCTTGGGTTTACGAAGAATGGCGGTCTCCAAGTCCTTTCAAGCAGCGATGATTTTAGTCAAGCCAACCTAATCATCGACATAGCGAAGCAAAAGTTAATCGAGGCCATGAACTTCTAGCGGTAATGAGTAAGTTTCATAAAAAGTTTAGCTTCCCGCATTGGGATGGATTTGCGGACGACGATATCTTTTATCGTCTGTACAAGAATGCAGCGCCAGAGTTTTGCGCCGAGGTACGCGATATCTACTTTGGTGGTAACTACCATTACGAATGGAAAGGAATGCAGCGCACCTACGGTGAGGTAATGGGTGTCGCCGCCAATCCCGCAAAGGTCGATAACTTATTCCGCATCCAAGATGAGATTGGTATTCCCATCTCGTTAACCCTTAACACCATGTCGATGGGAAACGAAATTGGATCTGACCGTAAGGTGATCGACGGTTTGGTCGATTATATAAAAACTTTCTATGACCGAGGTCTGCGAATAACCACGATCTCTGCTGTCCACCTTATGCGAACGGGTATCCTTCAGCACGAATTTCCGGAGATGCACTGGAAGAACACGGTCAACCATCTCGTTAGGTCTACCCAAGAGGTCTACGATTTTGCCTCCCTTGGCTATAACACGATCTTGCTGGACCGTAGCTTGAACCGAGATCTGGAGACGCTTAAAGAAACCTACACTGAGTCAAGGAAGCTTGGTCTCGAAACAAGCTTACTCGCCAGCGAAGGTTGTATGCCGTCATGTCCTTTTAAGAAGGAGCACGATGATTGGCAGTCGGACCTTCAGCAATCTCCAATGAACTATTGGGAAACCTTTCCCACGACTTGTGCAACGTGGCACTTGAAGACCGGCAAGCTCCCGCGCCTTGGCACTGACATTTCTCTAGCAACTAGAGATTTGGTCGATGTGTTCATGGGCAATGTCGATGTTCTAAAATTTTCCGGGCGTATCGGCGTTGGTGGAAACATAGATCCAGACGGGCGTATGTGCTGGTCCGGTGTTGCTGGGCAGGTGGACACAGATCCAGACGGACGGGGATTTAAGCCAGCCGCTGGCGGTCTCTTTGAATACGCCGATTCATTCGAGGAGATTTACGATAGGAACCTCGCGCCTTTTATTAATACACGTTTCAACCCCCAAGGTTGGACGAGCGCCAAGGTGCGCTTGCAAGTAGATACATCAACTATGAATAACATCTGGTTAACACCTAAAGGGAAGGGGCTAAGTAAAATTCTTTCGACGTGCCAGAACAGATGCTGGGACTGCCACGCATGTGAAAATGTTTTTGGCGTTGAAAGATTCAACTCGGTCTTAGAGCTTTGAACTTGAAGTACATGACATTGGAAAGTCGCGTGCCGGATCTTGTCACGCGAGATGATGCCTACCTTAAAACGGTTGAGCTTTGGGCGCTGTTTCAAGAGATGAACAGCAGTGTTGCTGTCCACTTTATGGAAGAACTTAGAGGTCGGGCAAAGAAACCAGATCCACACCTAATAGATACTTTTGCACGCACACAGATAATTCTGGCGCAGCTTCAGAAGTTTTTAGAAATCGAAGATGAAATTAATCCGAGCATTAACCGTATGCTGCATCATTAGCGGCAGTCTCTCATCATGCGCCCTTATCCCCACCCACGAACTTATGACATCAATTATATTTCGGACTTACGCTACCGTCCGGTCTGTGGACTACGATGCCCTACGCTCTGGAAATCTTAAATGGAAGAACAGAGTTGAAGTCGAAAGGGTTTCACGATCTCGGGGATGTTTTGCCGAATACCCCAAATCTTCTAGTGTCGCTCGAAGATGTGCTGGAGGAGGTGAGGTCGAGTAGGCTTGTTTGGCACAACTGGAGTGCGGACCACCGAAACGTCCTCTTCGGTGAGTGGCATATTGCCAATATATATAGAGCGGACACAATCGCACGGGGCCGAAAGCGCAAGCCACGTCCGAAGATGGCAAGCCATAGGGATATGGCAAAGTGGATTAAATCCGTTCGCGCCTTACCCAAAGAGTTTCCGGTTTCCAAAACTGTTTTTGATCTTGTCCCGTCTGTTAACTTTGTTGGCCTATCGCGTCTTGGTCCGAGGTCTTATCTGCAAACCCACGCACATAACAATCCGGACTCGCTTGTTTGCCACGTTGGTGTGGACATTCCAGAAGGGGATGTCGGCATTGAGGCGGATGGCGAGGAGCGCCTTTGGTTTCACTCCCGCCAAGTTATCGTCTTCGATGACAACCTCCCACACATGGCGTGGAACAGAACCAATCAGCCACGAACCGTTTTACACATAGACTTTGAGAAAGAAACATGAACGCCGTCGAAAGCCCGAGTCACTATAAGCAATCCATTGAATGTATCGATGCAATGGAAGCCATGATGGATGATCCATCTCGGGTAGCAACAATACAGCTAACCCCGCATATGTCCTACCTTTGGGGTAACATTTTCAAGTATCTTTGGCGCTGGCCTTTCAAGAAAAGACCGGTGGAAGATTTGAGAAAAGCTCGGTGGTATTTGGATAGATTAATAGAGCGTGCAGAAATTCAAGAGTACGACTGAAGTTTATCCACTTTAAGTGATATTTTGCTAGGCGAGAGGAATAGCGTATGCAAACTGCCGACATACTAGGTCGGTTGGACGAGCTTCCCCCGGAGCACCAACTTCGCATTGCGAAGGCTCTTAACGCCCTTACTAAAATTAGTCAGAAGGAAGCAGCGCGGAAGGACTTCTTACCTTTCGTGAAAAGCGTCTGGCCCGATTTTATTGAGGGTAGGCATCACCGGATTATGTCGGATGCCTTTGAGCGCGTTTCCCGTGGGGAACTCAAGCGGCTGTGCATTAACATTGCACCACGCCACGGTAAGTCGGAGCTTACAAGTTACATGCTTCCGGCTTGGCTCCTCGGACAAGACCCGTCGCGCAAAGTCATTTGTGCTACGCACACTACAGAATTTAGCCAGAGGTTCGGACGAAAGGTCCGTAACTTAATCGAAGGTGAAGACTTTAGGGCAATCTTTCCCGAAACTTCTCTAAAGGCTGACAGTAAAGCTGCCGGTCGATGGGATGTAAGCGGGGGAGGTGAGTACTTCGCGTGCGGTGTTGGCGCGGCCATGACCGGTCGTGGTGCCGACTTGTTAATCATTGACGATCCGCACTCGGAAACTGCCGGTATAAATCCGTCGAATGAGTACTTTGAGTCCGTGTACGAATGGTACTCGTCGGGACCAAGGCAAAGACTTCAGCCGGGTGGTGCGATTATTATCGTGATGACCCGGTGGCATCAGTTAGATTTGACCGGCAAAGTCGTAAAGGCTTCGGAAGTTCGAGGCGGTGATCAGTGGGAAGTCATAACACTACCCGCCGTCGATGAATATGAGTCTCCGCTTTGGCCAGAGTTCTGGCGGAAGGAAGAACTAGACGCGCTTCGCGCTACTATTCCAATCTCGAAGTGGAGCGCCCAGTACCAGCAAGACCCAACCTCCGAGGAAGGCGCTCTTATAAAGCGCGAATACTGGAAGATCTGGGACAAGACAACGCCGCCGCAATGCGAGTTTGTTTTGCAAACGGTTGATACGGCACACACGAAGAACGCACGAAGCGACTACTCTGCGATTACAACGTGGGGTGTGTTCCACCATCCGGACGAAAGCGGCAACCTTGTTCCGAATATAATCCTTTTGGATGCGGTTAACGAGAAGCTGGAGTTTCCGGAACTAAAGAGAAAATGTTTTGAGCTTTACGAGGATTACCAGCCGGATGCGTTCTTAGTCGAAGCAAAGGCTGCTGGCTTCCCGCTTATCCAAGAGATGAGAGCGGTGGGTCTTCCGGTATCGGAATACTCCCCGTCGAGAGGGCAAGACAAACTATCGAGAGTTAATGCAGTGTCGGACATCTTCGCGAGTGGCGTAGTCTGGGCACCGGGCACCAGATGGGCAGAGGAAGTTATCGAGCAATGTGCGGCCTTTCCAAACGGAGCGCACGATGACCTCGTTGATAGCACAACACTGGCGCTTTTAAGATTTAGACAAGGCGGGTTCATTCCCCTTTCTACAGACTTCGAGGATGAACCATCTTGGTTGAGAATACCTTCGCGCAGTCAAGCGGCATATTACTGAGGTAAGTCAAATGAACTTAGACGATACGGAAGTACGTTGTGAGGTTTGCGGTGAAATCGTGGAGGAGTTTTGTGCTCCATGCGCCGAAGAAAAAAAGAACTCTGAACCAGACTTTGGTGTAAACCTCGAATAGGAGAAGACCGATAAGCGAGCTTCTAAGAAATATTGCGGATACCGTTCCCTTGGAGGAAGCGGCTCTAACTGAAGCGCCTATCGAAATAGAAATCGAGGAGACAGTAATTGAGTTCGACGGCCCGGACCTTGTGGTCGAGGTGCCCGACTTCAATTCAAACCTTGCAGAATTTATGGAAGACGGTGATTTGGAACACCTGTCTTCAGAGTTATCGGGACATTTTGAAAGTGACAAATCTTCGCGGCAAGACTGGGAAGAGTCATACATTAAAGGTTTAGACCTTCTTGGATTGAAGGTCGAAGACAGGACACAGCCTTGGCCGGGTGCGTGCGGTGTTTACCACCCGCTGCTAACCGAGGCAGTGGTTCGTTTTCAGAGCCAAACGATTACGGAGATCTTTCCGGCAAGCGGGCCGGTGAGAACGTCTATTCTTGGTAAGGAAACGAAAGAGCGTGTTAAGCAGTCTGAACGTGTACAAGACGAGCTTAACTACCAGCTACAGGAAGTGATGACGGAGTACCGTCCAGAGATGGAGCAACTCTTATTCCATCTTCCTATTGCTGGGTCTGCCTTTAAGAAAGTCTATTTCGATCCGTCCCTCGACAGAGCATGTGCGATGTTTGTGCCCGCCGAGGATTTTGTCGTCAGCCACGGGGCTTCTGACCTAATGACAAGCCCTCGATATACGCACGTCATGCGTCGAATAAAGAATGACGTTCGTAAGTTACAAGTGGCGGGATTTTATCGGGACGTGGATCTACCCGATCCTTCCCCCGATTATAGTAAAATCCAAGATAAAATTGACGACCTCGACGGATCAGCGGAGGTCGAGGCTGACGGGCGATTAGTCCTCCTCGAATTGCACGTTGATCTCGACCTCCCCGGTTTTGAAGACCTCGACTCTGCAATGGAGCCTACCGGCATCGAGCTACCTTATGTCGTGACGATGATCCGTGGCACGGGTGAGATCCTCTCGATCTACCGTAACTATCGCGAAGACGATCCGCTAAAGTTAAAGCGCCAGCACTTTGTCCATTACCAGTACCTCCCCGGTCTTGGGTTTTATGGCACTGGCCTTATCCATTTGATTGGCGGTCTTGCAAAGTCAGCAACCAGCATCTTACGTCAACTGGTTGATGCGGGAACACTGTCCAACTTACCAGCCGGATTGAAGGCGAGAGGTCTCCGTATTAAAGGAGATGATGCTCCGCTTATGCCCGGTGAGTTTCGGGATGTGGACATTCCGGGTGGTAGCATCCGCGATAACATTTCGTTCCTTCCGTACAAGGAGCCGTCAAGCGTCCTCTATCAACTCCTCGGCAATATAGTGGAAGAGGGTAGAAGGATTGGCTCGGTTGCCGATCTGCAAGTCGGCATGGGACAAACCGGAAAGGAAGCGCCGGTCGGAACAACGCTCGCGATTATGGAACGCGCCATGAAGGTAATGAGCGCGGTTCAAGCAAGAGTTCACGCAAGTTTACGTTCAGAGCTTCGCCTTCTGTCGCACGTTATATCAACGTCGATGGGAGACGCATACGATTATGATTTTGGTGAAGATGTAAATTATTCACGCAAGGAGGATTTTGATTCCCGCGTAGATATAATTCCAGTATCGGACCCCAACGCAGCTTCGATGTCACAGAGAGTCATGCAATATCAAGCGGCTTTCCAGCTAGCACAATCTAACCCTAACCTCTACGACATGCCGTTGCTGCATAGACAAATGATGGAGACGCTCGGCATTCCAAATGCTGATGAGATTGTTAAGTCGCCAGATGATATGGAGCCGATGGACCCCGTCTCCGAAAACATGGCGATTATGAAGGGCAAGCCCGTAAAGGCGTTTGTCTATCAAGATCACGAAAGTCACATCAAGACACACCTCGCTGCCGCACAAGACCCACTTATCCAGCAACTGGTTAAGGGTTCTCCAATGGCGAAGCAGATGGAAGCAGGGCTTGCGGCACACGTTGCAGAGCATGTGGCGTTCCAGTATCGCCGTGAAATTGAAATGGCGATGGGCGTCCAGCTACCAGATGCAGAGAAGCCTCTGCCAGAAGATATTGAGTTTAAATATTCCAAGCTGGTTGCAGATGCTGCCGATAAGGTGCTCGCCAAGGATAAGGCGATTGCCGAAATGCAGAAGCGCCAGCAGATTGAGCAAGATCCCGTTGTGCAGATGCAACGCAAAGAGCTTGAGATCAAGGAAGCTGAAGTTAAGCGCAAGGCGATGTCGGATCAAAATCGCAGCGAGATCGAGCGTGAGCGTATCCAGACAAATGCCGCGATTAAAGCAGCCGAGATTGCTTCCGAGGATCAGCGCACTGGACTGCAAGTCGGCGTTGAAATCGCAAAAGCCCGCGAGAACCTTGAGGCTGAAGGAAAGCGTGAAGGATTAAGGTTTGGTGTTGATATCGCTAAAGATATCGCGAACCGCGAAAGCAAAGAAAAATTAGAAGGTGCCCGTCTCGGTGTTGAGGTTGGGCGCGTGTTGACAGAACAACAAAATAAAGATGAGTGAACCTTATTCGGTCTTTGATATTTTATTATCTAAAGTCCGCGAAAATATGAATGCCGTCTCCGATTCAGTCTCGACTGGGGCGGCACAAGACTTCGGCCAATACCAGAGAATGGTTGGCCAAATCGAGGGCTATGCCCTTGCTGAAAGAGAAATCCTCGACCTCCGAGATCGTTACTACAGGGAAGAGGAGTAGGCACACACCAGCCTTAATGGTGGCTTAAAAAAAAGAGAGACTAATGACCGCTGAACCAGCGCCTAAAATGCTGCCGGAACCTACCGGCTACAAGGTTCTCATCTCCATTCCGGAGCATGATGAAAAAACCGATGGTGGTGTTTTCCTCCCAGATCGTTTTAAGACGGCTGAAGAAACTGCATCTATTGTCGGCTTCGTACTAAAACTCGGACCTCTCGCTTATGGCGACGAGGGTAAATTCCCGACCGGCCCTTACTGCAAGGAAGGCGACTTTGTTGTTTTCCGCTCCTATTCCGGCACCCGTTTTAAGGTGAAGGGCAAGGAGTTCCGGTTGATTAACGACGACACGGTGGAAGCCGTGGTCGATGATCCACGGGGGTTTGAAAGAGCATGAGTGAAAATCAACAAGAGGCGCTATCTCCAGAAGAGGTAGAAGAAGACAGCGTTGAAATTGATGTTGTCGATGATACCCCCGAAGAAGATAGAGGCAGACAAGAGCGTACCGGCGAAGCTTACGATCCCAAAGACGAAGAGATCGAAGAGTATTCAGACGGAGTTCAAAAGCGAATAAAGAAGCTTCGCTTTGAATTTCACGAAGAGCGCCGTGCAAAAGAAAAGGCTGAACGCGAAAACACAGAAGCCTTTAGTTATGCTCAAAAGCTGTTGGATGAGAACAACCAGATTAAGGAAGTTCTTCAACAGCACCAAGAAGTTCTACAGAAGAGTCAGTCTGAAAGACTCGCATCTGAAGTCGCCATGCAACGACGACGATATAAGGATGCGTATGAAGCTGGTGATGCTGAAGAGCTTGCAGCCGCTCAAGAAGATTTAAGTCGAGCGGTTGCTGGCCATGAACGCATTGCTTCGTCTCCTCCACCACAGCGATTGCAAGCGGCTCCTCCACCGGAGCAAGCCGCGCCACAGCCGCAAGTGGACCCGAGGGCGCAAGACTGGCTGAAGGAAAATTCTTGGTTTGGCGAGGACCGGACAATGACCGGTTACGCCTATGGTCTGCATGAACAACTCGTAACTCAAGAGGGCGTCGATCCAAGAAGCGATGCCTACTACGAGCGTATTAACAACGAGATGAGAGAAAGGTTTCCCGAAAAGTTTGGGGGGTCTGCTAGCTCATCTGGGAATGGCGCTTCACTGGGAAACGTAGTCGCCCCGGCAACCCGAGGGACCGGAAAAGGACCGCGCAAAATCAGCTTAACGCAAACCCAAGTTGCTCTCGCGAAGCGGCTGGGAATTACGCCAGAACAATATGCACAACAGGTGCTAAAGGACTCACAACCATGAGTGACCGCGCAAACGAAGATAGTAGCTCATCCAGAAGCGGACGAGAGACCGATACGAGAGAAGCAAATGCCCGTAAGGCGACATGGAAACCACCTTCGGTTCTACCGAATCCTACACCGGAACCCGGTTACCACTATCGCTGGATACGAGCGAGAACAATGGGAGAGTCCGATAACCGGAATGTCTCCAGTCGCTTTCGTGAAGGGTATGTCCCGGTAAGAGCAGAAGATCATAAAGATCTTCAAATCCTTTCTGATAAGGGCAGCGAGTTTGCTGACAATATCGAAATCGGTGGATTGGTACTTTGCAAGACTTCCGTGGAAAACAAGGAAGCTCGCGACGAATACTACCAGACCAAAGCTCAATCGCAGATGGAGAGCGTTGATAACAATCTGATGAGGGAGCAAGACCCTCGTATGCCTCTCCTACGACCGGAGAGAAGTACGAAGGTGACTGGCTCCTTTAAAAAATAAGGAGATGACCCTATGGCTGCAACTGCTGCTGCCTTTGGTCTCAAGCCGATCAATCTTATTGGTGGTCGCCCGTTCGCGGGTGCAACGCGCCAAATTAAGATTGCTTCTGGTTTCGCGACCAACATCTTCAACGGCGATGTGGTTAAAATGGTTGCTGCTGGTGTTGTCGAAAAAGACACTGGTACGGCTGCGTTAACTCCCGTTGGAGTTTTTGTTGGGTGTTCATTTACGGACCCCAACTCTGAACAGCTTACGTTCAAAAACAACTGGCCCGCTTCGACCGCTGCGTCGGATGCTGTCGCATACGTTGTCGATGATCCGGACGTACTGTTTCTCATCCAAGCGGATGGTGCTGTTGCTCAAACGGCACTTGGCTCAAACTTTGGTGTCGTGCAAGGCGCTGGCTCAACTTCGAGCGGCGTGTCGGGCGTTAGCCTTGACGCTTCTACGACAGCAAGTACGGGCACACTTCCGCTTCGTTTAATCGATTTCTGGACAAGTCCGGACAGTGCCGTTGGCGATGCCTTTACTGATTGCATCGTGAAATGGAACGCTGGGCATCAGTATCAAAACACAACCGGCGTCTAAAGGGAGTAATGCAAAATGGCTATTAGTCGCGCACAACTCCTCAAAGAGTTGGTTCCCGGTCTTAACGCACTGTTTGGGCTGGAATACGATTCCTACGAAAACGAGCACGAAGAGATCTACGAGACAAACACCTCTGATCGTGCATTCGAGGAAGAGTTGAAACTATCTGGCTTTGGCGCTGCCATTGTCAAAGACGAAGGTGAAGCGATTAGTTACGATAATGCTCAAGAGCATTATGTCGCTCGCTACAACCACGAAACCATTGCGCTCGGATTTTCGATTACCGAGGAAGCTATCGAAGATAACCTCTACGACAGCCTTTCCGCTCGGTACACGAAAGCCCTTGCCCGTTCGATGGCACACACGAAGCAAGTTAAAGCCGCTTCGCCCATCAACAACGGAATGCCCGGTGGTTCGTTTACTTCTGGTGATGGCGTTACACTGTTCAACACTGCACACCCATTGGTGTCCGGTGGCACGAACTCGAACACGCCAGCTACGGCACATGACCTCAACGAGACCTCGCTCGAAGCGGATATCATCCAGATTTCCGAGTTTACAGATGAGCGTGGCCTTCTGATTGCGGCACGCCCGGAGAAGTTGATTGTCCCACCGGAATTGATGTTCGTAGCAAACCGTCTCTTGCAGACGGAGCTTCGTACCGGCAGTGCCGACAACGACATCAACTCCATCCGCAACATGGGTTCGATCCCACAAGGTCACCGGGTGAACCACTTCTTCACCGATGCTGACGCCTACGTCATCATCACGTCCATCAATGGTTCTGATGGCATGAAGTACTTCATCCGTACTCCGGTTGCGACCTCAACCGAGGGTGATTTTGAAACCGGGAATATGAAGTACAAGGCGCGGGAGCGATTTTCCTTCGGCGTTTCTGACCCACTCGGCGTCTTCGGTTCGCCGGGAGCTTAAACCTCTACACAATAGGAGAGACTCCAGTGTCTTGGATCAAGGACAAAGCAATAGCTATGTGCAAAACGATCTGGCGGTGGGGTCTCTCCCTATTGCTTTGGATAAGAGACCTCATCTGCAAGTTGCTGCGATGCAAATGCAGCGGCTGCAAAAACCCAGATTGCGATTGTCAGACCGCATAGCGGACCTCTCCAGACGGGCAATCATAAGGAGACAGAATAATGGGTACGACGACCTTTAGCGGTCCCGTTAAAGCGGGATCGACATCGAATGTAGGCTTTGCACTTATGGCGCAAAGCACGAAAATTACTTTTGGCGCGAACGGCTCAACCAATGTTGTGGCAACGCTTCCAGCCAACAGTCAGATTTTTCAGATAACCGTGGATGTGACGACAGCTTTTAATGCGGGCACAACCAACACCCTCGACATAGGCGACGGTACGACAGCCGATCAATTCGCTGACGCGCTGGCACTGGGAACAGCCGCTCGGGTACTCGCCACGTCTGACACTAGTCAAATTCCAAACCTCGTTGACGTAGGCGCAAGCGATGTCAGCGTAACAACAACTTACAACCAAACTGGTTCTGCTGCGAGTGCCGGTGCAGCCACAATCACTGTTCTGTATGTGCAGAACAACAACCTCTCGTAAGGAGGTGAGTGATGGCTGTAAACGACTTAACAGCTAATACTGTTAGCGCGACCGGTTTTGTGACCGGTTCAACCACCAATGCACAGCCCGCTCGGGTAAAGACAATTTATTATGTTGCAAGTGGAACGGCTGGCTCCATCACTCTTAGGGATGGCGGGGCGGGCGGCACTACACTTATGACGATTGCCACCCCAGCGTCGGCCACTGCAACGGAAGTTGTGTACATTCCAGATGGTGGTGTCCGTTTTCGGACGGATGTCCATGCTACGTTAAGTAACGTAACGTCTGTGACGGTATTCCACGACGGCTAATGGAACTGGATCTTCGGTTAATGCTGACGATTGGCACTTGTCTGGTGTCAGTCGTCAGTGCCGCTGCCATAGCAAAAATTCAAATTAAAAACCTTATCGAAGACTACAATAATTTGCGCCGTGCGATGTCGGATCTCGACAAGCGCATGGATGTAAATGATCAGAAGACGGCTATGGTCGAAAAGTCCACCAAGATCTTGGCAGACATAAACTCCCCATCAGAACTAAAGCAACATTGGACAACAATTGCTTCGTTAGAAAAAGACGTGGAGTGGATGAAAGTCAAAGTCAAAACGATTTGTGAAAAGCTTTTATAGGAGAGGCAAGTGCCAAGCGTTGGATCAGAGAAATTTCCATATACCGCAAAGGGAAAGGCAGACGCTGCCAAGGCTAAAAAAAAGAAAAAGAAAAAGCCTGTTACGAAAATGATGCGCGGCGGCAAAGTCGGACGCCGTAAGTACTGATGGCAACAAGCGGTACAGCCACCTTCAACCTCGACCTTGCGGACATCATCGAGGAAGCCTTTGAACGCGCCGGTTTAGAGTTACGTTCTGGATATGATTACAAGACCGCTCGTCGGTCGATTAATTTAATTTGTGCAGACTGGGCAAACAAAGGTCTTAACCTTTGGACGGTAGAGGAAGGCACTGTCACCCTCGTTGACGGTACGGCTACCTACACACTGCCAGCCGATACGGTAGATCTTATCGAACACGTTGTTCGTGAGAATGCAGGGAATGTTAATTCACAAACCGATTTGACTGTAACTCGGATTTCCGTAAGCCAGTACACTTCAATCCCGAATAAGTTAACCAA